TTATTATTGTTTTAATTATTATTGCAATATACTAATAAATATTACGAAAGCAAGTTCTTTTCAGTAAGAATCGTAATATATTCATCAATACCTTTATTTAGTTTAGGAGTTGAAAATTCTGGGGTGATAGTATATGGTCCAGCAGAGTTTATAGGTTTAAATCCTTCTATAATAATTTGTGAAGGATCATCAACATATCTCCTAATAAGAAAATTATCTAAGTTAAAAGTACTTCCTGTAACTGCTGTAGGGAGATTTCTATCAAAATGAACCTCAATAGATCCAGTAGGGAATATTCTACTTCCTAATTCATAAGGAGCATATATGTTTTTTACCATAAAAGCATAATCTTCTCTACCCTCAAATCTAAATTCATCTCCTACTTTTATACTAAAAGGTAATGCAATAGTATTAAACCCAGACCCACTTATATCAGTTTGTTTAGCAGTTGTATCATATAATTGAACAAATGTAGCATTTGAACTTGTAATAACATTTGGATAACTAATATTACCACCAGCATCAATCCCCCAATTCCATAATGAATTTGCACTATCATTTGATGCAGTAACATCAGAAGTAGGCATAGGGTCTTGTGTAATTTTAAACCATCCTCCTCCATTTGGAAAAGATAAAGTTTTACCTCCCCCAGTGCGTAGCTCATTAAATTCTACATAAATTTTATCATTTGTTTGAAGATTTATAGAAGGGATAGTAATAGTTTTTACATTACTTCCAACATTATTTTGTAAACCTAATAAATCTATAACATCTCCTCCTTCATTAGGATAATAAATTTTTTCTCCCCCAGAACGTTCTTGCACAATTCTAAAACCTACACCAAATGCTCCATTACCATTAGTATCATTAGATTCAAAAGATCTTTGGTATTGAACTGTTAATGATACCCCATCTCCTATAAGATCTGAGGATACATTATACTGATTTGATGTGATTGCAGTACCTAAAGTTATGTAATTATATTCAAGTCGTTGGAATACATTAGAATTACCTCCTGTACCTTGTAATGGTGGTGCTGCTGTAGCTAAATAATCTGCTGTTGCACCTCCTACAGAAGGTACCATATCTTCAAAACTCATTGTAGTGTTAAAAGTAGCATTTGGAGCACTTCTATTTTGTCTATATAAAACAGGTTCAATTCTTGCTCCACCTCTAATTATATTTCTATAAGCAGAAGCTTCTCCACTACCTGGTGATTTTGAGCTAATTAAAAGTCTTTCCCCTGATTGAAAAGTGCCTTGAACATCTTGTAGGGAATTTTCTGATGTGTTAGGGATTTTTACATCTCCATTTTCATCAATTAAATATCTAATAAAAATAGTAGAGGCATTCATCCTTTCAGGTGGCCATCCACCTATACCTCCAGATGTATCATCAGAATATACAACCATACGTTTTAAACTTTCTACAGTTGGGGTTTTACCAAAAGTTCCTTTATCTCCTCTTGTAAACACATTTAATTTTTGAGAAGTAGATCTTGAACCTTCATAACGTGGTATCACATGTCTTCGTGTTGTATAATTTGAAAATTGAACATTAGCTCTAACTGCGCTACCACTTATTAATAATCCATAATTTACAGGTTCAGTTGCTGCAGCAGAATAGTCTATATCCATAAATAAATTATGTTTTCTAACTCTTTCAGCATTATTTAATAGTGGTTGACAATCAAGTGCTCTTTTAAAATCGTTTGAACCAAAATATGGTTCAGCAACTATACCAACTTCAGGTCCTGTTGCTACAGATGAAGAAATTTCAAATAAACCATAGTCGAAATTTATAGGGGCAGTAAGAGAACAATTAAGAAATGGTTCACCATTATCTACTTGAGGAAATATTTGAAAATATATACAATCACCAGGAGTAAAATTTGAAGCAGAAACAATAGCTGTTAATTCATATGAGCCTGAAAAAATAAGTCGATCAGAAAAATTACCTACATCTTGTACAGATTGTGTTAAAAGTGTAGTTGCTAATATAGTTGGATCTGGGCTTATATTACCAAATCCTGGGGTTTGTCCAATATTTAAAGGGGCAGAACATATTCTTAAAGAAGCAGTTACATCATTAGTACCAGTAAATTTTCCTGTAACTGAAAAACCTACACTTGAGGAAACTCTTATATTTAAATCTTGTTGAGGATAAGTTAATATTCTATAAGAATCTAAAGGTATAGCATTACTACCAAGACCTAAATTTTCTACTCCTCCTTCTAAAAAGAAATTTTGATTATCTAAGATTACTGTTAGTTGGGGTGTCCCTAAAAAATTTGGAGATTGACTGCCAGCATATGAACTTGAAAAATTATATCCAATTTCAGCTCTATCTATCCATTCTACATTTGCCTGTTCTACAGAATATAAAAAATATGTTGGTTTTTCAGTAATAGAAATAACATTATATTGAATATCTCCAGTACTAAAAGGTACTATTAGTTTATCTAAAGATTGTAAAGTAGTAGTTTGGTCAATGCCATTTTTATCTTTTTTAGCTATTTTTATATATCTTATTCCATCGTTATTTAAAGCAGACATTTTATTTTATTTTTTATAAATTAGGATCTGGGATTGGGAGTGGGAAGGTTGTTTTAGTATAATACATTGATATATATCCATCTGTAGGGTGATTTTCATCACTTATCCAACTAGTAAAATTATAATTTTCACCTGAAACACTTCCACTATAAACTCTTACTCCTAAGTAGGTTAAAGCTCTTGGGTTTAATTTTTTATAAGGATCACACCCAGCATTTAAATTTTGAGTTGTTACTGTAACTTGGGATCCACTAAATTCACCATCATAAAATTCATCTTGATTTGAATAAACTTTTTCTACAGATCCAGATAAAGTAAGAACTGTTTCACTCCAACTTTGAGTTAAATGGTAACGATTATTAGGACCTGTGCCTAATGAACCAGAGGGAGATGTAGTTGTACTATTAACTATATCAAATACTCCTCCTGTTCCACCAACTGCTCTAACTATTTTTTCTTCTTCATAATTATTCCATTGTGGTTTAACAGTACCACTAATTTCAAGATTTGAATGGAAAAGTTGAGGTTGTGGGTATTTATTTCTTTCAAGTAAATGTTGTTTAATAACTATACCAGAGGCAAGACTTGTACGTGCAGGTACAAAATCTTTAATCATTTTAAATAAAGAATTATCAAAAAACTTTATTAAACGTACAAAATCTTTTAAGTTATAATTTTTAGTATATTTTTCAAAATAATCATCTCTTAAATTATCTAAATCGGGATAAGAAGTAGCTGAAGATGATCTTAATCTTGGATCACCAATATATTCTCCTATATTAAAGTAACCAATTTGATCCATTATATCCTCATTTATCTCATTTGTGGGAGAAAATGCTACCTCTAAATAGTTTATACCAGGAGTATAACTTTGAGATATATTAGACATTTGTGATAATGAAGAAAATGGAGATAAAGTATTACCTTCAGGTATTACATTATTTTCAATTCTAATTTTATCTTTAATTATATTACGTAAACCTGCTATTGGTTGATCAGCAAAAAAGGTTTCTACATTAGGTACAAATGTTGGGGTTGTATTAAAGTTAAAATAACTAAACCCATCACCACTACCACTAAAAGATTGAGTTGTAACCCATGAACCAGAAACTTTAGGGTGAATTGAACTTGAACCTGTAAATAATTCTCCTCCTAAAGAAGCTCTAAAAACTAAATCAGTAGGGGATGAATTTGTAGAGTTTCCTTCAATAGAATGAGGATTCATTATATAATCTTTAAACATACTTCCGGTTACAGTAGGGGCGTAATATCTTATTTCTTGTAAAGATCCAGAAAATGGGTTATAAGTATTCCCATTAATAATACTACTAGTAGCAAAAGTTGACTGGTCAGGAATAGCATACCACTCACTATCATCTGAGGCGCTTATGATAGAAGAAGAGAAAAATCCTAAAGAAGTACCATTATTTCCTTCTTCATATATTTTATTTCCTGAGGAAAGGGTAAAATTTGCAGTTGTATTATTTCTATCAGCTTTAACAGACCACCATCCCCCATCAAAAAATGGAAGGTATATGCTAGCTGATTCATTTGGTGCAGTATCATGGTTAGGGTATAAATCTAAATGAGCATATTGATAGTAAGGGTCTATACTTGACCCAGAATAAGAAGCACTAGCATAAGCAGATCCTGTGTATCGTAAAACAATATGAACTTTATCTCCTTTATTCCATAAACTTTGAGAATAGGGTATATTTGAAGTTGGTAAACCATTAGTTTTAAATCTAAACATTATGGTATTAGGGACTTCATCATTAGAATCCCAAGCTCTAGGTATTTGCCAAGAAGATGTTATAAAATTATTACCATCTGTTTTAAAAGCAAAATTAAATTCTCTTTGCCAATGATCCCAATCATTTACATTAACTTTATCTTTACCACCATATTCATTTATTCTTAATATTGTATCAGGAATACCATAAGAAGTTATAAGAGCACGCAAACCAGGTATAGTACCTTTTGCTTTTAATAAGTATGGTATGTTATGATAAATTCGCTTATATAACGACTTATTTACATCATCTAGCGGTATAATATCACTAGAAGCAGATATTAAAGTATCAACATATTCAAATCCTGTAGGTGTAGGTAAAGATCCTGTTATATTTGGAAATGGAAATAATCCCCCATCAGGTGTTAATCCTAAAAATGCTGTGTATAAATCATCATTTGAAAAATTATTTTGGTATAATTTAACACCAAAATCTTTTATAGCATCAGAAACTATATCTTTAGATATACCAAATTTTAAACGATTATCAGCATCATATTTTTGTGTTAGTTCTTTATGATATATCCAAATATTATCATAATGTTGAGCAACCATATCAACAAATAACTCATACTGTAAGTTTTCAGGATCAGTTCTTAAATATTCAGGAATTGAAAACTTTAAATTATCTTTATTATTTTGATCATATTCCGATGCTGAAAATATTAAACCCCCATATACAGGACTATTTATATTATTACTTCCAAACCAACTACTTACATCCGTACTATTAATTTTAGCTAATTCATATGGTTGATTAGAGGTAGTTTTAGGCCAAGCAAAAGAACTACTTTCATAATATAAAAAATAGTCATATCCATCAAAATTCTTTATAATATTGCTTATTTTACTTTCAAAATTAGCTTTACTACTACTAAGATTTGGTGTAGAAGTTGTATTATCTAAGGTAGCTAAAGAAGAAGAATAACTTTCTAATAAACTTACTTTATAATAAAAATTTTCGAGTCGTGTTTGAGCTGAGCTAAAATGAGTAAATTCTGAAAATTGGGTATAATTAACATTTATGTTAATTTCTTTTTTATCTAATAAATTTTTTATTTGATTTAATGAACTTGTTTGTTTAGTAGAAATCAAATTATTGTAAGAAAGTAAATCTGTTGAATTATTTACTTGATCTTTTAAATCTATATTAAAATTAGGTCCATTTATATTAACTGTATCTTCAATTACTATAGGATCATCTTCAAAAATTACTTGGTAAGCTCTTGGTTCTTCAACTGTTGTTACTATCCATAAAGTAGAATTAATATCTAGATCTTCTGGTAGAGGAGAGTATAGTTTAACTAAAATAGAAGGGTTGTTAGGATTACTATTTTCTATATTTAAGTTATTAGCTATATATAAATTATTAGCTCCAAAATTTAAATAAAAATCTAAAAAATATTCGCTATTTTCTCTTTCTTGTATAAGCTGTAAGGATTGTTCAACTAAATCTAAATTAGATAAATCATTACTACTTAACCTTAATTCAGTTCTATCAGTTGATATTGAAGAAATAAATAAAGATTGTAAATTTGAACCTATTTTTTTATTTAAAAAATTAAAATAAGTATTATATTCCCCAATACTTTCAAAATTTTCTTCTACAGCTTTACTAGGGTCTATTAAAATAGTAGAAAGCTCTCCTGTAAGAGAAGATTGACCATTATTTAAAACTGTATAATCTGAAAAGTTATAATTTTCAAAAACTACATTATTAGAACTATCATATACAAAAAATTCTATATAACTTTGAGGAGTAAAAGATGTTGGAATATCATTAGATGATATTAAATTTGTTTCACTTTCTGAATAAGGTTGTTGTGAAAAACTTAAAGGATCTATTTCAATTACTTGACTTGCCATTTTTTATTTTAATGTTTTAATATCCACCACCTGTTGACCCACCACTACTAATTGATCCACCTGTGTTTGTTGTTGTAATAGATCCTACATTACTTATAGGTTCAATTCCATTTATTTCCTCATCAATACTAATTCCAGTTTGTGCTTCTATTAACTGTTTTTGGGTGTCTAATAATTCTATTCTTAATTGTGCTATTTCGTCTTGTAATGCTTCTATTTCTTCATTAGTTTTTTCAAAATTAATATATTCACTACTTTGTTTAATTAAATATTCATGAGAGTTAGTAGGTCCTTTTTCATTAATATCATAAAATAATTCATCATATAATTGAAAAAATTCACCAACAGTAGGGGTTTCTTCAAGTTGTTGTTGAGGGGTTTTAACTCCTAATTGTTTAAAAGAGGTGTCAATAATTCTTTCATACTGTACTTTATCAAATACTTGCTTATTAAACTCTACATTTTCACTCATCCATTAATAACTTTAAAATAATAATTATCATCAAGTATTAAAGTAGAACCATCTATTTCAGTTTTAATTAAAATTTTATAATATCTTTCAGGTTCTAACCCACTCATATAAACATCAAAATAGTTCCCTCTATTATCAGAACTAATTTGAGTATATTGAGTATCGAAATTAATAACAAATTCATTAGTAGCCAAGTCTTTTATCGCATAATATGAAGAAGTTGGTAAATAGTTTATATCTGTAAATAGTGAACTTGTTATTTGGTAACTTCGAGTTGGGTATAGTGGGCTTACATTTACATGAAATCTATTTATACTACTAGGTTGGAATTCTCCTTGATTATCATCTAATGATAACTTAATTTGTTTTGTAGATACAATAGATGAAGAATCAGGGGTTATTGTAGAATAATCTCTCCACCTAAATTCAAGTTGTGGAGGGTAAATAGTATTAGTATCTACACTATAATATTTTAAAATAGGTTGCATACTACTACTGGGATGAAATTCAGCACTAGAACTTAATTTTGTTAAAAATCCATAATTAGGAATAGATCCACTATACCATAGTTTTGTAAATTCTTTAACATTTAGTTCTAAATCTTTATTAGATCTTAAACCAAAAGATTCAGTTACCTGTGGGATTAGATTTGAAGAGGTAAAAAAACTACCTCCTCCTTGTGTTGAATTTAAAGGATCAAAAGAACCTGTAAAAACATATTCTCCCACATTCCCACTCATGTCCCAACTAGATCCAGAAAGAAAATTTCTAAATTTCCAGGAAACACCATCATTAACCTCAGGTACATCTAAGTAGTGCCCTGTACCATTATTCCATGATTGTGCAGTTGCAAATATTTCTAATTCAACATCCGTATTTATTCCTTGGGCAGTTGCAATATAATTTCTTAAAAATACATCAAATTCTTTTCCTGAAATTTTATTGTCTATAATATCTATTATTTCATTAGTATTAAATTCAATTAGATATCTTGCAACATCAGGTTTAAGATCTATATTTCTAGTATTAGAAACTTCAAGTATAGCATCTAACCCTGTATTCATAGAAGGATACAGGGAATAAAGAGTAGCATCTTTAGTAGGAAAGATTTTATAAACGGCCATTTATAATATTTTATTATAAATATGCAATTATAAAGGAACTACCCTACCTTTAATATCTTCATTAGGATATCTTATTTCAAATATACTAGGATCTAAGGAAGGATAAATTACTTGATTTTGAGTAGCTCCATCTATATCATAGGCATATTGGGAATATCCAGATGTTGTTCCTGCTTTATTATTTATTTTAATTTCTTTTACAGTTTGTACTCCTTCTATTCTATCTAATCGAACAAATAAATCTTTTAAAAATATAGGTTGATTTAATTGCCAATCATCTCTATTAAAATATTCTTGTAAAGAAGTAATACATCTAGTTAAAACATTATTATTATTATAGTTAGGTAATACTATAATTTCAAATTCAATACCTATATTAATAATATAAGCATCTTTAATTTCAATACTATCCCCTATCATTCTATTTTGTGATAAATAAGTTCGCAAGTTTTGTTTTAAAGTATTACCAGCATAGTCAAATTGTCCCTGAGAATTTTGGGTCAGGATATATAAACAAAGAGTTTCTATTGTTGATATTTGTTCATCAGTAATTTTAGGTTTTTCAATATATGCCTTAGTAACTGAACCATAATCAGAAGGCATACTTAAAGCTCTAATTAAATAATCATCAGATGTTACTGCTCTTTTTTGGGATGCTACTAAAGATAAAGTATTTTGTCTAATTTCTTCTAAAGTATCTCCTCCTTTACCTCCAGTAGCTGCTAAAGGATTATTAACAGATACAGAATTAAATACATAATTTGCTGTTGTAGCATTTAAATTTTGTTTATTAAAAGTTATATTATTAGTATTAGATAAATTTATAATAGTATTAGCTTCAACATTTGAATTAACACCACCTCCTTCTAAATATCTTACTGTTAAAGTAGTATTTGAAGGTGCTATACCATAAGTATCAGTATAAAGAAAATTAGTAGGGGAATAAGCAACTGTTAGTTTATCTTGTTTAAATGGTAAACCTAAACCTACATTATTAGGATTAGGAACAATTTCTTCAGTCGTGTCATTAGGGGAGCCTGCACCAAATTGAAGTTGAATTTCATTTAAAGACCTAATTCTGGTAGAAAATCTTCTTTGGGATTTTAATAATTTTAAAATATAAGGTATATTATTCTCTCTATTAGGATCATTAATATTAGTATTAGAAATAGAATTAAATACCATTTCTTGTCCTAAATGATCTACTTCATACCATAAATTCCCATCACTATCTTTTATATCTAATATTTTTATAAAATTATTTGAACTAAAATTTACTGTAGGAAAAAGTTGTGGGGAAGTAAAATTAAAAGAAACGGTTTTAATAGTTGAAGAAATAACATTTCTACTTTTCTTTAAAAGATAATACTGGGGTTGATTTCCTGAAACTTGATAAACTGTTATTTCTGTAGGATCTTGTGAGCTAGAAACAGTGAAATCTATTTTATCTCCTAAAATAAAACTAATAGAGTTTGAAGATATAGTTGTATTTTCATTTATAGTTAATGCATAATCAAAATCAGGTACAACGTCTGGTCCTACTGTTTTAGAGGGGATTTGTTGAAAAAAATCAACAGTAGCTTGAGCAGCTGAGGAGAGTTTTGGTTTATACCCAAACATATATGCTAGTTCAAATATATTATTAGATTGTCTAGCATATTGTATAAAATTTTCTTGAATTTGGTTATCTAAATAAAAACTTAAAACATCCCCTACATACGAAGCTTGTTCCATAAACATCATCCCTAAAGAAACGGGTGAAAAATCATTATAAGTTTGTGGAAAATAAGTTTGAGAATAATCTATTAACCTAGATCGAAAACTATTAAAATCTCTATTAATATATTTTATATCTCTTTTTAATTTATTAGCCATTTTATAAATTTATTATTATCTCATCTGAGATATTAGTACTAGGTACTGAGTATTTTATATTAATAGTTATTCTATTTTCTTCAGAATTTCCTGTTAATATAACATCATCAATAGTTAAAGTAGGAAAATTTAAACTAAGTTTACTGTTAATATCTTCTCTTAAAAAATCTAGGTTTTCGTTATTTATTTGCTCAAAAATAAATTCTCTTAATCCCCCACCAAACCCAGGATTAAGATACCTTTCTCCAGGGTTAGTAAGAAAAAAATTTATTAAACTACTTTTTATAGCATCTTTTGTTTGATAATTAGACTTAAATACAGCATTACCGTTTAAAGGAAGATCTATTCCTACAGCAGTACTGTTATCTAAATCTAAAGGGTTTATTTGTCTAGCACCAAATGCCATTACTTAGTATTTAATAAATTCATGATTGTATTCATTCCAACTTCACCATTGCCTAAATTTCCATTTACAGGATCTACTCCTTGAGGGTTAAAAGAAGAAACATCTTTACTAGTCATACTTATAGCAGTCTCACCCATTATATCAGCATATTTTTGTTTAATATCCATAGTGGGTTCTGTATAGGTTGGTTTTGGGGATGGTGGAGGTGTTATATTAGGTTGTATAGATTCTCTTACAACTTGTGTTTTAGGAGCTTTAACAGCTTCTAATAAAATATCCTTCAATTCATCTTGAATTGCTTCTTTTACTGCTTCTT